GGACTTCACAAGGATAATTACGTTGATGCTAACTCAATGACAAGGTTAGTGAAAGTTTATGCACCTACTAAGACTTCAGATGGTCAGGGTGGGTACACTACGACTTTTACTTTACAGGCAACTGTATGGGGTGATTATAGACCACAACCACAAAACAGAGCATTGCAAGAAAGTCAGTTAAGTTTTAACAGATACGCTAAATTGTTTATTCGTTATGATATTACAATATCAGACACTTATCAATTTGAAGTTGAGAATCAACGCTTTACGATACATTCTATAAAAGATGTAGATAACGCACATAGATTTTGGGAAATTGAAATGTACGCATAATGGCTATTACAGTTCAAATAAATGGTATTACAGGCTTAAAAAATACGCTTGATAAATTAAATTTTGCAGTAGCAACTGAAGTTGGTAATGAGATAAAATCATCCGCTTTAAATATACAAAAAGAAGCTAAAAGATTGGCTCCAGTTAATTTTGGAACATTAAGAAGTTCAATTAATATAAAAAGATTGGATAAATTAAGTTATAAAGTAGAAGCAGGAGCATCTTATGCACCTTATTTAGAATTTGGTACTGGAGGTAAAGTTAGTGTGCCAGTTGGATATGAAAATTATGCAATGTCATTTAAAGGTAATAAAGGCGGCACATATTATGATTTTTTAATGGCTATTGTTGAATGGATTAAGAAAAAAGGTATTAAAGCTGGTGTTTATAGTGTATCATCAAGACGAAGAATAGGTAATAAAACACAGAAATTTGATGAAGATGTTAAAATGGCTGAAAGAATAGCATATTCTATATTAAAAAAAGGAATTAGACCACAGCCATTTTTAATACCAGCATTCCAAAAAGAAATACCAGAATTATTCCTAAGATTAAAAAAGATAATAAATGTTAAATCCTAATATAGAAATAAAGAAATGGTTTTATACTCACTTGGTTAGTGCAACTTCTTTGCCTGTTTATGATGGTATGGCACCAGACGATGCACCTAATGAATATATCATTCTTGATGGTAGAACATCAAGTCAAGAACAAGGCAAAAACGGTTATACAAATTCAAATTCAATAATAGTTGACATTGTTACAAAAAATGCTAACTTTGGATATAAACGTTCTGAAGAAATTAGCAATTTGGTATTAACTGCAATAAATTCAGATACCGTAATAACATTACCAACAGGTTGGAAATCGACTAGTTTGTATGTAGGAGGTATTAGAAATATAGACGGCTTAAACCCACTTGATAACGTATTTAGGACATTAATAACATATAATTTAACAATAACTCAAATTTAATAAAATGGCAGAAACTAAAGTATCGGCTCGTGATTATATCCTTTTAGCGGATATTGACGGAGACGCAACATTTAAACCAGTAGCTTGTTTAACTACAAACTCACTTACATCAACTGTAAACACAATTGATGCAACTTCAAAATGTGGAGATCAATTTCAACCTGGTCCTTCATTTTCTCAATCTTTTAAGGCAGACGGATTCGCAATCGATGAAACTGGAACTCCTGCTAAAGATTCTTACCAACAATTATATGCTGCACACGCTGCAAGAACTGTATTTGCTATGAAAATGGGTAAAGCTGTTCCAACTAGCGGTGACATCACTTATAGCGGTCAAGTATGGATTTCAAACTTTGATGTTAACTCTGCGGATAAAGACGATGTAAAGTTTACTGCAACTTTCGTAGTTTATGCTCCTCCTGTAACACAAACTGAAACCGCATAATAAAACAACAACACTATGTTCGAACTTAAATTAAAAGAAAAAACAATCCATCTCAAGTGGGGTACTTGGTCTATGCGTGAATTTTGCTTAAAGCATAATATTGGCATTGATAAGTATTTTGAACTTTTAGGTACATCGCAATTCAATCTTGATTTGATTGTGCAAATGGTTTATATCGGATATAAATCAGCTTGCATGAGTAGAAAAGAAGATGTGATTTACACAGAAGTTGATGCTTGTGATTGGATAGACGAAGTGGGATCAATTTTTTCAACTGAAGGACAATTAATTGATTATATCAAATATATTGTATCAAGTACTGTAACAACGGTTCAAGGTGCGACTCCTAAAGAAGAAGAAAAAAAAAAGTCTAAGAAAGCTAACGTGGGATGATATTTTAGTTAAGGCTGCTGAATGCGATATACGCCCGAATGAATTTTGGGAGATGACTTGGAAGGACTTTTCTATTATTGTAATGGGAAAGGAAAGACAAGAGTTAAATGAATGGGCTAGGACTAGAAACCTAGCCTATATTATATACTTAAGTAATTCAGCAGAAAAAACACCTAAGTCGTTAAAAGCTTTTTGGCATATTCCACAGATTGATGACATTGATGAGCCAGAAGAAAAAGAGTTAATTTCGGATGAGCAATTAACTAGGACTTTAAAATTGTATGGAGTAAAATAATTATAAATGGCACAAGAGACTTTAAATATTGTTATTACCGCAGATAATAAAAATGCGTTAAGTAATATTAACCAAACTATCAAGTCAGCAGATAATTTGGCGGAGTCCTTAAAGAAAATGCCTAATGCTGCAAATCAAGCAAATCAAGCTTTAGTAAATTCAGGAAGAGTTTTACAAGATTTAAATTATGGATTTGTTGGTGTTGCAAATAACCTTAACCCATTATTAGAATCATTCCAAAGATTAAGCGAAAAATCAAAAGATGCTGGTTCATCTATAACAAAAGAACTTGGTTCTGCATTAATTGGTCCAGCAGGTATTGGATTTGCATTATCTACTGCAACTTTTTTATTGTTAAAATTTGGTGATGAAATATCTACATTTATTGATGAAAAAACATCAGGATTAGGAAAATCATTACAATTAGAAAATAAAGCCTTTTTATCTGCTGGAGATGCATATGTTAAAGCTACTACTGATATAAATTCATTAAAGCAAGCAGATTCAGATTATAAAAATGGTTTAATAACTAAAGATTTATTTCTTAAGAAATTTAATGATACATTAAAAGATACTATTGCTAAAACAACTGATTTAGCTACTGCTGAAAAGTTTTTAAGTGATAATGCAGAGAATTATGTAAAGATGACTTTATATAAAGCAATAGCTCAAGAAGCTGCTGCTCAAGCTGCTAAAAAACAAGTTGAAAAATTAGCTTTACAAGAAGTACCATTAGCCCCAACATTAGCTGAAAAAGCATTGGCATTTGTAAGTCCAGGTGGGACAACAGGTGAAGATATAGCTAAAAAAAGAAGAAAAGCACAAATAGATGATTTAGCAAATGATGCATACATTTTAGAAAGTATTGGTGAAAAATACAGACTAATGGCATCTAATATTCAATCAATATTTGCTGGATTGTATGGTAAAGCTGATATCCCACCGCCACCTGCTCCAAAAGAAAAAATTCTTACGCCAGAAGAAATAACAATTTCTATAAAAAAGCGTTCTATTTTATCAGGAGAAGATGTAGAAGTTGTAAAGGATAATATTGACGATTTAATCAAATATGAACAAAAGAAACAAAAGGAAAACGAAGATTATACAAGTGCTGGATACAAGCGTAGACAAAAGCAAAATACAAAGGAATTTGACGAACATAAAAAAGAATTAAAAGAGCAACAAAAAGACTATGAAAAGTTTGCTAATAGTATTGCTAATAATGTAACTGGTGCTTTAATGGGAATGTGGGATGCAATGCAAAGAGGAGAAAACATTTTACAGGCATTAGGTAATATGCTAGGTCAAATATTACAAAAATTAATAGCAACAATAGCACAAGCAGCAATATTTGCTGGTATAATGTCATTGATTTCAGGCGGTGGAGTTGGTAAAGGATTTGTTGATTTCTTTGGTAAGGCATTAGGATTTGCAGACGGAGGAATTATCACTAAGCCTACTTATGGGCTTATTGGTGAAGGAGGACAAAATGAGGCAATTATGCCATTAAATAAATTAGGTAACATGATGAATAATACCTTCCAAGCAGGAGCAATGTCAGGAAGTGGTGGCGGTGGTGGTGCGACAGTTACATTAAGAGGACAAGATTTATTAATAGCATTGAACAGAACGCAAAAGGCATCTAATCTTAAAGGACAATCAATTAGCTTAGGATAATGGCATACGGATTAAGATATACATTAACACAGATTTTAAGAGATGGTACAAGTTCAGTAGTAAATATTTATGAAAAAGATTATACTGCTGGGATTGTTACGCCTTATGATGCAGTAAGTTTACAAATTCAAGCGAATGCTAGTGAGGATGAACCAATGCCTCAAATTATATCTAGCCAGTTAAATATATCTTTTGTCATTCCATTAGAAAATACAGCAACAATATTTCCTAATTTATTAGGATTTGACGATAGGAAATACTTTGTAGAATATAAGAACGGAACTAATGTTTTATGGGTAGGTTATTTATTTAACGACTATATGCAAGTCCCTTTCACAACAGGATATGTGCAAGTCGATTTAGTAGCAACAGACGGATTAAAACTATTAGAATACGCTAAGTATAACCTGACAGACTTAGGTAGCACAAACGCAACAACTAAATTAATCAATGTTATTGCAACTTGTTTGAATTTGATTGCTTATCCAACTCAATTAAAGTTGCTTACTTCTTGTTCTTATTTTGCTGCTACAATGGTTAATCGTGGAGCAAATACAGCAAACGAACCATTTAATCAAACGTATCAATATAGACGTGATTATATAGGTTTAACTTGCTATGAAGTATTAACAAACATTGTAAAAAGTTTTGGTTGCAGATTATTTCAATCAGATGGTAAATGGCAACTACTTAGTATAAACGAACAAGCTAATACTACTCAATACTATACTACTTACAATATAAGTCCTTCGATTACTGTTGATTCATCTGGAATATTAGATAATAATATTACAATTAACCCGTATGTTCTTGGAAATGTACACTTTGTAAATAATTCGCAAACAAAAATTATCAGAAAAGGGTATCCTAAAATAATATTAACGTCTAAATGGGAAGGATCGGATAATTACTTTATGAATGGCGATTTTAAAGCATATACAGATCAATATTCTGCTACAGGAGTTACTGGGTGGACAAGAGGTAAAACTGGCGGTCCATTAGCATCTATTAACCAATTCTTTATTAATAATCAAAGCGATAACAATGATATATTTATGGGAATTTACTCAACTGGAGTATCTTCTTATTTATATTCAGGGGATAGTTTAAGCACAACGGCTTATTTGCCTTTTTTAGATATTCCTTCATTTGCGGTATCTTTTCAATATAAGATACAAGAAGCAGGACAAAGAGCAAAAATAGCAGTAGAATTAATTGATTCTACAACTGGCGCTAGTTGGTTTTACAATCAAGCAGATGAATGGCAAACAGGTACAACTTGGACTGATACTTATTTATTTATTGATTATCAAGGAAATGGAGAAACAGTTGACGCTTTAAGTCCTTGGTACACTTATAACAAACAAGTAAGTCTAATTAACCCAAGCATTCCAGGCGGAGCAATTAAAGGTTATGTAAGAATTTATGTATTTGTTGACGATGCTGCTGGCGGAATTACAAACATAAATGTTAGAGGATTTAAAAATACACAACAACTTTCTATTTCTAAGGGTATGAGGGTTACTAGATACGTTTCTGATATTCCTTCGACTACAAAAGAAATAGATCAACCTTACGGGTTCTGGAATTATGGTGTTCAATCAAACAACTTTAAAGGCGTTTTATTCAAGAGTGCAGGGGCATATCTTCAAGATTGGTATAAATACGGATATGGAAGCACATACGGCACTTTACAGGAGTTAATGGCGTTACAGTACTCAAATCTATTAAGTA